TGGTGAAATTGTGGTCAAATACGCAGTGGCTGAGGTGCCAGGGTCGTAGTAGGCAGTGATGGATATCATGCTGATGGCGTTGGCAGTGGCCGGCACTGTGGTAGTTCCGCCTGCGTATTTGTAAGCAGCGCCAGAAGGCATGGTAATGGTTCTGCCAGTGGAATCCTGTTGCACAATTACCGTGACTGTGTCAGTCTGATAGCGATTCACCGCAGTGGGCACTCCGCCACCTGTGGGTATCGTGGCCACTGTGATAAAGCCAGTAAAACTCATGGTGGCTGCTTCTGACACTGTGTAGTATTGCACCTGGCTGTTGGCCTTGTTGACCACAACAGAGCCGGCTGAACTGCTGAGGCTGTAACTGCTTTCCTGATACTGTGTCAGTGCACCTAATCGGTTCTTGTTGGCATTGTCTTCGTTGTAGATGTTCCAGTAGTTGGCAACTCTGGTGGTGTTGCCCGATGATATGCCAAACGTGTTGACAGATCCGGGTGTGTAGTAGTTGAAAATGTTGCCCACATCCACTGCTCCAGATCCGGGCGAATGATTGGGTGCAGCCACAAACAACATGGCTGTGGGCAGCAAAGCACCTTGAGCAGTGTTGCCTGCACTGCTGGAATATATGCCTAAGGCATTGCCAATTCTGCTGCCATTGCTTACAGCAACAAAACTCTGTATGCTTCCTGCTGTGGCCAAGTTGGCATTGCCCACGTTGGCACTCTGCCCTGCCTGCAGAATAAAGGAACCGCTGCGTGCTATAAAAGGATTGGACTGGACAATGTTGCCGTTTTGAATGTATACTTCACTCGTAATGCCCTGCAGTCGACTGTTCACGTTGGCGTTGCCGTAGGTGGTAACACCGTTGAGATCAAAATACACAGTGGATGCCAGTTCAGTTTTTCTTGCACCGTTGTCTGTGGCTGTGAGCAGATCCATCAGACTCATTCTTGTGTTGCGCTGGTTGTTGGTCAGATATGTGGTGGTGTAGTTGCCACTGTAGCCATTGCCTATGATAATTGTGGAGGGCGAAATTGATGCAGCAGTGGTGTCTACCCATGTGTTGGCAGTGTTGATGATACTGCCTGTGGTGGTGATGTTGCCCAGTTGCACACGTCCAGTGGTGTTGTTGAATGTCATGGCAGTGTTGCCAGCAAACACTCCGCCGTCGTTGAACTGTATCTGTGTGTTTGATCCGCCTGCAGAAGTTGTTATGCCTGTGAGTTGTGATCCGTTACCAATGAAGTAGTTGCCAGTGACGTTGCCAGTGGCACTCACAGTGGTTGCAATAACAGCAGCCGGAGTGATATTGCCAATCACCATGTTGTTGATTGAACCTGTGTATGTGGGTGCAATTTCTACACTGGGTGTGCCTGTGGGTTTGATATGCACATGGCCCGAATTGCCTGTGGGTGAAATATCAATCTGAGCATTGGCACCAGTTATATTGGTGCTGACAGAGAGAGTAAAGTTGTCACCACCACCTGCACCCCATGCAGCCTGTGTTGTGCCTGCGGAATTTTTTAGTGTAGCGCCTGCTGAATTTACAGCTTGAAAATTAGGAGCAATCACATTGCCACTGTTGATGTTGCCAGTTACACTTAAACTGGTCAACACACCTACTGATGTGATGTTGGCCTGTGCGTTGCCTGTCACAGTGACGGCTGTGTTTGCACTACCTGCAGAGCCGGCTGAGGCTGCGTATGTGGCATTAGCCACTACACCTGTAACGTTGGCACCGGTGATGTTGGTCAATAAACTTCCGTTGCCAATCACATAACTGGCAGTGACATTGCCCGTAGTAGAAATACTATTGGACCCAAACGCAGACAAGAAGTTGGCCACATTGGCATTGCCGTATGTGCCGGCAAACGAAACAGGTGTGCCGTTGGCATAGTAGTAGTTGTCTGTGAGTAGGCCGCCTGTGGCAGTGTTGCCTGTGACACTAAGACTGGTCAATACACCTACTGAAGTAATATTGGCCTGTGCGTTGCCTGTCACAGTGCCTGCAGTGGTGGCTGAACCTGCAGAGACTGCGTATGTAGCATTGGCCACTACACCTGTAACGTTGGCACCGGTAATGTTGCTTAGTAATGATCCATTACCCGCAATGTAAGCACCTGTGATGTTGCCAGTGGCACTTACAGGACCTGGCACTGTCAGCACATTGCCTGCAGTGTTGAATGTAAATCCAGGGCCTGTGCCAATATTGCCTGCAGTGTTGATCAGCACTTCTGTGTTGGCTCCTGTCACAACAACATTGCCTATAATATTGCCTGTGACGTTGCCGAAGAAATTGGCTGCAGTGACATTGCCAGTGGTTGATATGGAGTTGGCACCTAAATTGCTCAACAGTGCAGTGACATTGGCATTGCCATAAGTTGACGAAATGTTGCTTAGTAGGCCGCCATCGCCCAGATAGAAGTTTGCACTGACATAGTTCACACCCACAATGTTGCCTGCGGCACCGGATGTTTTTAAGTTGCCGCCAATCACATTGCCAGTGGTGATCATGTCTGCTGTGTTGGTGCCTGATGCCAGGTATGCGCTCACATTGGCATTGCCGTAACTGCTGACAATGCCAGTGAGTTGGCTGCCGTTGCCTGCAAAATAACCTGCTGTGACATTGCCAGTGGTTGATATGGCATTTGAACCAAAGTTGGCCAACAGTGTGGTCACATTGGCATTGCCGTATGTGCTGACAATGCCGGTAAGTTGGCTGCCGTTGCCAATAAAGTAGTTGCCTATAACGTTGCCAGTGGCTGATATTACGCCAATAGTGTTGGCACCATCTGTGCTGGCAGCCAACAGCGCAACCACATTGGCATTGCCATACTGGTCTGGCTCCTGCACTGTGATGTTGGCAGACCCAGAATACAAGGTTGTGAAATTTCTACTGGCTACATTGGCATTTCCACTGGGTTGTGGATATAAACTGGTCATTGGCCGTCCTTATTTGATGTTGTATTGGCGATACTGGCGGGGCTGCCATACTGATGTAAAGCGTGTGTGGCCGCCAGACCATTTGCCTTTGTTGTTCTGATCTTCTACTTGATTCCAGGCATTATCAAATTTGCTGCCATATACCTGTGCATCTTCTACATTGTGACGTTTGATATAGTATTCACGCAGGGTGGCATACACATAGCCTTCTGGCCAGGTCTGTAGCACAGCATTGGTCTGCACTGTTTTGTTTAGAGCATAGATGTTGGTCACTGTGCCTGCTGTGGGAGTTGTTCCGGCCACTGCTGTGAATGTGATTGATGTGGCAGTGGGCTTGCTGGCCACTGTGTAAACACCGCCGGAACCAAGTGATCCAGTGCCGGCTGTGGCTGAAATAGTGTCACCAATTTCTAAACCATCATTTGTTTCCATTCCTGTGATGGCAGCAGTCCACGGTCCTGCTCCAGCAATTGAACCCACTGTGCCAGTGGTGCTGATCAGATTTTCTGCAGGTGCAAACAACAAAGGCCATGCTTTGTAGTAGTATAAGTTTACCAGGGCGCCTTCACCAATCCAAGGTAGGAAGTGATACTTGTCTGCTACTTCGGAAAACTTGCCACGAATCACAGCAGGCACGTTTACAGGACTCAAATACAACTGTGCAATCATACCCTGTGTGATGATGTCTCTATCGCCAATACGATCATACACAATCCACGGACCTGTTTGACTGTTTTGTTCGCCACCCGGATTGCCCTGTTTGAAGAACAGGATGGGCTTGTTCATGTCTGCAGGAATGGGAATGTATCCTTCTGAATCTGCCACACCAATGTTTTCAGCCGCATATGGATCACTACGCAAGGCAGGTAACTCCACGTTACGCATACTGAGTTCTGCTAAGAATATGCAGTTTTTAATTTCGTTGTCGTTGGTAGAACCTGTAAAGTCTTTGATATAGGTTACAAGTGCGTCGCCATCTGGTATTACAAACATTTTTAATGTCCCTTAAAGAAACGTTGTTGGCCCATCCGTGTAGGATAAGGCACTTCAACTGGTATTGGTAGTTTGCCACCAGGGTAGCAAATATACTGCGGGTATTCTCGTTCAACAACCCGGTAAAACTGCGCTTTTAATGTTCTATCGTGTTTGATAGCAGCCCAGGGCATACCACCAAAATACTGATCACTGATGCGAATGCTGACCACGTTGGGCAGGTCCATCCATTTGTAAGTGAGTTTGCCATCTTCACCAATGGGTGCCAAAGGATCGTGATGTCCTGCTTCGCATGCCTTACGGTATTCCTGGCAACGTCGGGCCACTGCTTCAGCATTGTGCTGTTCACGTGTGATAAAAAACTTGCCATCCTGTCGGCCAGTGGTGGTTTTGATGTTGTTTGAAGCGTTCCAACTGGTTCTTGACCAGTCGCCCTTCATTGAATTGTATAACTTGTCGTTTTTCAACAAGGCATCTGCTACGCCGTTGTGGTTTGTGACCATGCCTCCATGATCCTGTCGCCAGTAGTTGTGATTCTTTTCTGGGTCTGTGTCGTCTAAGTATTCGGGGGTGTCAATTGTGCTCATAGCAGTATTTAGTGAAACTGCAAAATACACGGATAAGTCCACAAAAAAAGCACCCCGAAGGGTGCTTTGTGGTCTGTTTGATCCGAGTTGGATTAAACGTAACTGTCGCCAGCACCAAAGTTCACACGCTGAACGAATGTGCTTGGACGTGCGCCTGATACAGCAGCACCTGATGCAGAGATGTTGTGTAATACACCAACGCCTGCTGGGTTACGCACAATCAATGTGCCTTCCATCAAGAACTGATCTAAACTGGCATCCGCATTTGAGAACACTTCATTGTTGGGACCTAAGTCACGCAATGAGCCCCACTGTAGAACGTCTTCGTTCATGAAGTAGATCTGATCACTTACACCTGCTGAGTCCATGATCCATGAATCATAGATTTCATAAGTGTAGTTGAAGTCGCCTTCATAAGTTTGGATTGTGTCACCACGCTCCACGTTACGACGGTTGATACTGGTGTTGGAGTTCACAATGTTGTCCGAGATCATTGTGCGTAGGCTGGTTGGAACAACCATTGTGCGGATCTTGGCATTGTAACGCTGTTCAGCAGTGGTGACCAATTGCTTGTATAACACAGGCTGGAACAACTGGTTTACAAATGTGCCAGTGTAGAACTCTGTGCCGTTGGCACTGATGTTTAGGTTACCAACGTTGGCAGTGGAACTGTCGCTCGATGCGTTGTTGGTGTTTGTGGTGATGTTGGCAGCAGCGCCAGCACTGGGGTTAAAACTGTGTGTGCCTGCAAATGCGTTCAATGAACCCATACGACGACCTTCAGTTTGTGCAGTGGCAGGGCTAATTGCTGTGCCTGATTGACCTGAGTATTGTGTGCCGATCTGATCTGCACGAACCAATTGCATTTCAACGTCGAACATCAGTTCGATCAGTTGTTTTACTTCTTGGTATGCTTGTGGGTCGCCACCAGCCTGCATCACAGCACGTGCTGTTCCAGAAGCCGCAATGGTTGTCTGGAAAATCTGTGTGTAGTTGCCGAGATTGTAACGTGAATTACTTTCTGCATTGGCTGTAGACACAGCAGCACCTTCTTGCACAGCCTGGGCTGATGGCAAGCGATAGATGTCGTCTGTCCACAAAGGCAAAGTGCTATTGACCTTGCGTTTTTTACTCATACACATGTTCAGAACAGGTGTATCATCTTTTACGCGATTGCTCACGTCTAAATCTAAATCTTTGACAACGATGTCAGCGCCATACGCTGTAGTTCCGTTACCAATTTGACTTGTTGTAATTTCTGCCATGTTATTCTCCTTGAATGTAGGCTAAGTTATCTACTACTTCTTGATGCTGAACGAATCTGTGTGAGTCGTTGCATCAACAAGTTGTCGCCGGCTTTTTTATCACCGGATTTGGCTTGTTCACGAAGTTTATTCATGCCTTCTGATTGGTCTCGAGTGGTTTGAGTTGATCCTTTGCGACTGGTCAATGCAGCGATACTGCTGCCTGCTGACCGTGTGGTGGGCTTGCCGCGGTATTTTAAACCGTCTCGGACAAGTGCCAACAAATTTTCATCACTTGATATCAAATCAATATTTCTAACACCAGGAATAATCTCGCCATGTGCGTCGGGCCATATCTTGGCAACACGTTCGCGCAGTTCATTGTAGACATATTCGTTTCGCAACTCCTTGTCTGTGAATGCTCGACGGTTGAGATCTAAGCGTTCTGTTACCTGCTGTCGACGAACTTCTCTAAACTGATCCACTGCCGGTTTTAACTCACCAATCATTGCTTGCTGCTGGCGAATGTATTGCTCATTCTGCTGCATTGATGCTTGAATCCTGGCACGTTGACCGGGATCTTGCGTCTGCGCAAGTTGCTGATGGAAAGTTGTCTGGTAGTTTTGCGTTTTGAGAATTTCATCATACGCTGCCTGTAACTTGGGCTGAACCGTAAACTCCATGGCCAGTGTTAGTCCTTCTTGCTTGGCTCGACTGTCTTTTACAAATTCATCGAACTCGGCTTTTTCAACCTTTAACTGGCGTGCTTCTTCGTGTATTGCTCCACCTTGACCTAATATGGACGCGGCTTTCTTGGCATCAATAACAATTTCTCGGCCATTCTTCATAAATTTGAATCGGGCGTTGGGGTTTGTTTCTGCAAACTCCACGAAATCAATTAAATCATCTGCTGTAGAATTATTACTGTCAGGGCTTACAGGTTCATCTGGTGTGTCCTGGGCGTCTGCTTCATAATTGTCGCTGTCTATATCTGTGTCGCTGGCATCAGCAACTTCTGGCTCTACACTCGCGTGGGCCACAGGCTTCAAAGATTCCTCTTCTGGTCCTGTTGCAGTCTGCTCGGTTGCACGAATCAGGTTACGTTCGGTCTGTTGACGCATAACGGCCATCTTTTCGGCAATTGAGTCCAGGCTTGGGACTGCTGGGTTGACATTGGCCGCAGTGCCGACTGGGTCGGTGCTGTTAGGCGTGATCGTTGTGTTCATTTTGTTCCTTTTAAAGCCGGGGGCAATGCCTTACCAGCGTGAGATATTTAGTCAATGCGGTAGAAAAGGCGGATTATTGGTTTTGTCGGGGATCTGCTTCCCATTCAATGATTCTGTTTTTCATGATCACTGCACGCTTTAAACTGGCAATGAATGCATCCATACCACTTAGTTGATTGGCCATGGCCACACGTCGGCTGTTGTCGTCGGCGGTGTGTCCTGTAATGGTGATCAGGCTGTCGGCCAGTTCAAATCTAAAGTGATGCACAAACAGGGCCAGGTCACGATTCTTCAGCAGTGCTTCTGCATCCGATCCATACGTCTTGGCTCTGTCGCGTTGTGCGGGTGTAAACTTTTTGTAGTTGTTCAAATCCACTGTGACACGGCTGTTAAAGGCCGCTACTGCATCTTCATCAATCATTTCTGTTCCTTATAAAATCTATTACGAGTATACTTTGGGA